GATAATACTACTTCCGTAGCACGTGGAAATGACGCTCGTGGTCGTAAGCCTTACTTGCTTTCAGCAGAGTTGAACTTTGCTACTGCTGCAAGTGATAAAGGCACAGCCCTTGCTGCTAATGATGTTATTCCGGGTTTGACTATTCCTGCGAATACCCTAATCATGTGTGCTGGATTTGAAGTAACATCTGCTCATACAGGTACTTCAACTGACACAGATTTTGATTTTGGTATCACAGGTGGAGACCTTGATAACTTTGTTGACGGTTTTGATTTTGATGGCGCATCTGTAGGTGACTATGCTTTTAAGGCAGGGCAAACTCCTGTCCTTATTGGCGGCACTTCAGATACCATTGACGTTGAAATTCAGGCAATGACAGGCACAACAACAGGTGGTAAAATCCGCATGTTTGCTGTTTGCTTGGATGTTGATGACCCCGGTGACATGACTGCTCAAGAAGTAGACCGCGACCAACTCGCATAACTAAGTTGAGGGGGCAGGGCAACTTGCCCCTTCTTACTCTTATCAGAGAATATTATAAATGGCTGAATCATACCTCACACTTGTAAATAAAGTTTTAACCCATCTGAATGAGGTAGAGTTAACATCTACTACTTTTTCTACAGCTAGGGGTGTACAAACGCAAGCAAAAAACGCTGTTAATGAAGCTATTAGATATATAAATCAAAGAGAATTTAATTATCCATTTAACCATGCTACACAAACAGAAACACTTGTAGCTGGTACAGTTAGATATAGTTTACCTGCATCAACTAAAACTGTAGACTATAATACATTTAGAATTGTAAAAGATGAAGATTTATCTGTGTCTGGCGGCAAGCTAGGCAAATTAGATTATAATGAATATATTAATAGTTATATTACACAAGAAGATGAAATAGTAACAACAACTCTTAATGGTTCTCATTCTAATTCTGTTACTACACTTACATTAACATCTACCACAGGTTTTGATAGTGCAGGTACAGCACACATAGGTAATGAGATAGTATCCTATACAGGTATATTGGGTAATGACCTTACAGGTGTTACACGTGGTGCAGAAAGCACAACAGCATCAGCACATGCAAGTGGTGTTCAAGTAGCGCAGTTTGATAATGGTGGTGTTCCATTATATGTTGCTCGTACTTTAGATAACAACTATTTGCTATACCCTTTTCCAGATAAACAATATTCATTAAAGTTTGATTACTTTACTTTTCCATCTGATTTATCTGCACACAGTGATACGACAACTATACCCGACAGATTTGCACCTGTTATTGTAGATGGTGCAACTGCATTTGTATATCAGTATAGAGGAGAAACACAACAGTACGGTATTAACTTTGCACGTTTTGAGCAAGGTATAAAAAATATGCAAACTCTTCTTGTTAATAAATTTGAATATGTCAGGTCTACCTATCTGCCACATCAAGGATACTCAGGAAGTGCGAATATAAATCCAAGGGTATCATAAATGGCTGACCAATCAGGAACACAACCTTTTTCATTTAACTGTGAAGGTGGGCTTGTTTTAAACAGGTCTACTTTTATTATGCAACCGGGTCAGGCACTAGAGTTAACTAACTTTGAACCTGATATTGAAGGTGGCTACAAAAGAATAAATGGATTTAAAAAACATGTAAATCAAGTTGTGCCGTTTACTGCTGATACTACTGAAGCAGTATTGATGGTAGCATTGTTTAATAAATTTACACTTGCAGCTAGAGGCACTAAAATATTTAGTTCAGCCTCTACAACACTAACCCTTAAAATATCTGCAAGTGATACTATGAGTGGTTCTGGAACTATTAATGCAAAAGATACATCTGCATTTAGTTCTAGCGGTACGATACAGATAAACTCTGAAATATTTACCTATACTGGTAAAACAGCAACATCCTTCACGGGTGTTACACGTGCAACAAGTAGCACAACTGCTGCTGCACATGCGGCTACAGATGTTGTGTCAGAAACTTGGACAGAAAGAGATACAGGCAGAACAAGTGCAGGTCGCTATCAGTTTGAGCGTTTTAACTTTGATGGTAACGAAAAAATAATAATGGTAGATGGTGCAAATGCACCTGTTGTATTTAACACTTCTTTAGCTGCTACAGATGTAAGTGAGAGTTCTGTTTCAGGTTCTCAGTTTGTAGTGTCTTTTAAAAACCATATGTTTTATGCTGGTAAATCATCTACACCTCAAGAGGTAGTATTTAGTCAACCGTCTGATGAGGATGCTTTTAATACAGGAAGTGGTGCTGGTAGCTTTTCAGTTGATGACACTATAACTGGTCTTAAAGTTTTCCGTGATGATTTGTTTATATTTTGTGAAAATAGAATATTTAAACTAACAGGGTCAAGTTCTTCAGATTTTGCCGTTACAGCAATTACACGTGATATCGGTTGTGTTAACGGATTTACTATTCAAGAATTTGCTGGTGACTTAATATTCTTAGGACCAGACGGTTTAAGAACAATTGCTGGTACAGCAAGAATTGGTGACGTGGAACTTGGTACTATTAGTTCTAACGTACAGCCTTTGTTTAAAGAAAACTTAGTAGACTCTGCTTCTTTTACATCTATAGTTATACCAGACAAAACACAGTATAGAATATTCTTTAGTAAAGATGGAACTGAGCCAGCTACAATTGGTGTTATTTGTGTGCTTAAACAATCAGGTTTTGAATTTGCACAGTTAAAAGGAATAAAGCCAAACTGCACAGATACAACTGTTGAAACAGGAGAAGTAATACCCATACATGGTGGATTTGATGGATTTGTGTATAGACAGGATACGGGTGATACATTTGATGGCACATTAATATTTGCAAAGTATAGAAGTCCTGACCTAACGTTTGGAGACCCCGGCATTAGAAAATATATGCAACGTGTAAATATTAACTATGCACCAGAAACAACTATTGATGCAGACATGTTTGTAAGATATGACTACGAGTCTGCACAATCTATTAGACCTGCAGCTTATCCACTAGATAGTTTAAATGTAGCAGGTATTTATGGCTCTTCTAAATACGGAACTGCTAGTTATGGTGGACCTTCACAGCCTATTGTTCGTAAGTCTGTAGAAGGTTCTGGTTTTGCTGTAGCACTTCGTGTTGAGGATGGAGCAACTGAAACTGGTCCTTATTCATTAAAAGGATTTCAATTAGAATATCAATTAGGAGCAAGAAGGTAATGGGTGCAACATATACACGGCAATCTACATATGCTGATGGCGATACTATCACAGCCGCCCACACTAACGATGAGTTTGACCAGATTGTAGCTTTTGCCGCTTCTGGCACAGGTCATACACACGATGGTACGGACGCAGAAGGTGGCCCTATTTCTACACTTCTTAGTAACACTCTTACATTTGGTACTGGTGGTGACGTTGATATAGCAATAACCTTTGATGCAAATACTAATGATGGTGTACTTACTTGGAAAGAAGATGAAGATTACTTTGAGTTTAGCGATGATATACTATTAGCAACAACAGAAAAATTACAGTTTCGTGATACTGCTATTTATATTAACTCAAGCACAGATGGTCAACTAGACCTTGTTGCAGATACAGAAATACAGATAGCTGCAACAACTGTAGATATTAATGGTAACGTAGATATATCTGGCACACTTACAATAGGCAGTGCTGGCATATCAGAAGCAGAACTAGAAATATTAGATGGTGCTACTGTTACCACAACAGAATTAAATATTATTGACGGTGATACATCTGCTGGCACAACTGCTGTAGCAGGTGGCGATGGTATTGTTACTAACGATAGTGGTACAATGCGTCAAACAACTGTTGATACATTTGATACCTACCTTTCACAAACTTCCAAAACACTTACCAATAAAACACTTACAACACCTGTAATTGCAGAGATAGACTCTGGTGCAGATATAACTTTGGATGCAACTGCAGACATTAATCTTGATGCAGGTGGCGGTGATGTATTCTTAAAAGATGATGGAACAACGTATGGTTCTTTAACTAACTCATCTGGCAACCTTGTAATAAAATCAGGTACAACAACAGCCTTGACATTTTCGGGTGCAGATGCTACAATTGCAGGAGATTTAACCATATCAGGTGATGACCTGACGATGGGTACAAATACTGCAGGACATCTTCTTATCGCTGATGGCACAAACTTTAATCCTGTTTCTGTAACAAGTTTATCAGAAATATCTACAGTTGCTAACGATGATGTATTTATAGCTGTTGATACATCAGGTGGTGGCCTTAAAAAGATTGCAAGAAGTGCAATTGTATCTGGATTAGCAGCGTCTGGTGCTATATCAAACGTAGCAGACGATAGCACCCCTCAATTAGGCGGTGATTTAGATATGAATGGTAACGATATTGTTACTACATCTAATGCAGATATTGAACTTGCACCTAATGGAACAGGACATGTTACTATTAAAGGTAATACTAATCAAGGCACTCTTCAATTTAATTGTGAGGCTAATACTCATGGACAACAAATAAAAGCAGCACCACACTCAGAAGGTGCTAACAATGTTTTAACTCTTCCTAGCACCGGGGGTGATGCTAGACTAGTATCAACATCCTCAACTGCCACACTTACTAATAAAACTATTGATGCTAGTCAACTTTCAGGCACAGTAGCAAATGCTCGTCTTGATGCAGAACTACAAGCATTAGCTGGTTTAACATCTGCTGCTGATAAAGGTATACAGTTTACTGGCTCTGGTACAGCGGCTACTTATGATTTAACTGCTGCTGGTAAAGCACTGCTTGATGATGCTAACGCAAGCGCACAACGTACTACACTTGGTCTTGGTACATCAGCAACAACAGATACAGGTATTAGCAGTGGAAATGTAGCTGTATTTACAAGTGGCGTTGCGGATAATGATTTTTTACGTGTTGATGGAACAACAATAGAAGGACGCTCTGCATCAGAAGTATTGTCTGATATAGGTGGACAGGCAACACTTACATTTGGTATATCAAATACTAACGCTGTTAAAGTTGACAGTGCTTCTGTAGCTGATGATGAGTTTGCACGTTTTACAGCTAACGGTCTTGAAAGTAGGTCAGCAGCAGAAGTTCTTTCTGATATATCTGCTATGCCTCTTGCTGGTGGGGCATTTACAGGTGATGTTACTTTTACTGGTGATAACTATAACATTGTATTTGACAAATCTGATGACCGTTTAGAATTTGCAGATAACGCTAAAGCATCATTTGGTACAGGCAATGATATTTCTATTCACTGGGATGGTACTGATGGTCATTTAAGTGTTGCAGGTACGTTAAATGTTGAAGGGTCAGGCGAAACACTTGCTAAGTTTATAGATGATGGGGCTGTCGAACTCTATCACAACAACAGCAAAAAGATTGAAACTACAGCAAATGGTGTTTCAGTCACGGGTGTAGCCAACTCCACTACAGACACTGATACATCAAACACGGGTTCTGTAACCTTAAATTTCGATACGAATCAGAACTTCATTCTTACCCTCACTGGAAATGTAACTCTGGCTAACCCATCTACAGAAAATACAGGTCAGTCTGGTTACATAATCTTCATTCAGGATGGAACAGGAAGCAGGACTGTAAGTCTAGGTACGGATTACGAAACAGCAGGTGGTGCTGGACTTACACTTTCAACTGCGGCGAGTTCCGTAGATATTGTTCCGTACGTTGTGCAAAGTGCAGGTAACATTTTACTTGGTACGCCACAGTTAGCATTTAGCTAGGAGTTAATATGTCAGGTCCATTTGGGGCAGGTGCTTTACAGTTTTTTAGTGGTGGTGGTGATTTTTATCCGCACAGCATAAACCAATCCTTGCGGTTTGAGGATGGGGATAGTGCATACTTAGCTCGTACACCTTCATCTGCATCTAACAGAACAACATGGACATGGAGTGCGTGGATAAAGCGTGGGAATTTAAGTTATTCTTCAGCTAACATGTTTGGTGCATATTCTGGGGCAAATGACTTTGAATATATAAGATTTGATAGTGACGATTGTATTAGATACACATATTATATTAGTGGTTCTGTTCAAAATTTACTTAAAACATCTGGCTCATTTAGAGATACATCTGCTTGGTATCACATTCTTGTCCAACGGAGCGGGTCAAGTTCTGAGATTTATGTTAACGGCGTCCAACAAGATTTACAAACTGAAACAAGGGCCAGCACAAACGGTTATTTTAACCACACAGTAGCACATAATATAGGAAGGTTTGGGGGAACTGGTCAACATTTTGATGGTTATATGGCAGAGATGCACTTTGTTGACGGAACTAGCCTAAACCCTACTTCATTTGGTGAAACAAAAGCTGGCATTTGGGTTCCAAAAAACTACACTGGTAGTCACGGAACAAATGGTTTCTATCTACCGTTTGATGATAGCAGCGCAATAGGTGATGATGAGTCTGCAAATACAAATGATTTTTCTAATACTAATTTAGCGGCAACAGATGTG